GCCTCCTCGAACGGCAGCGCATCGGAATCCTCGGCCTTCACCGTGTCCATCCCATCCGCTCCCAATCGAATTCGCCGCCCTTCAGCGTGCCCACCGCCACCACCCAGGCCAGGCGCTGGGTCGGCGACAAGTCCGACGCCAGCTCAAACGGCACCCCGTGCATCGCCAGATACAGAACGTCGCGCAGCTCGGGGTGCCGGCTCAGTTTCCCGCCAGGGTCCGATCCAGCGCGGGGGCCGGCGACAGCGCGGCGGCCACGGCGGCCAGCCCGGCCTCGTCCAGCCGCGCGACCGCGGCCTCGATCGCCGCCTTGCTGCCCGGCAGCGGCACCGGCACGCCGTCGATGGCACTCACGCTGGCCGCCAGCACCGCCAGGCCGAGCCAGCGATCGTTGCGCGCCAGCTCCGCGCCGGCCGCCTCGAACAGCCGCAGCCGGTCCAGCACGGACAGCCGCCGCAGCCCCAGCACGCGCCCTTTCGCGTCGGTCACCTGCTCCATGCGCTAGATCCTGCGCCGGCTGGCCGCGAAGAACTCCAGCCGCTGCCGCACGGAGGCATCGCCGCGCCACTGCCCGGCCTGGCTCATGCGGAACACCGCGCCGTCGTACTGGTAGGTGCTGGTGGACCCGTCCGGCTCCGAAACATACTGGTAGAGCGTGCCGGAGGGCACCGCGGCGCCGTCGTGATAGGCGGCCTCGATGCGCGCGATGAAATCATCCGCCGCCGGGCCGCCGCGCTCCAGCTCGAACATGCCGTCCCAGCCCTTCGGCAGCTCGGCGGCCATCTGCCGCCCGTCGATGCGGTCCACCCGGATCGAGGCGGTCTGCTGGCGGCTGTCAAAGCCGGTGACATGACTCAGATCGACCCGCCCAAAGGGGCCCATCACCACCAGCTGACAATCCCGCCCAACCGAAAACTCATTGCTCGCCATGTAGGAATCTCCTGGTGAGATAAGAAAGAATGGGCTCCGCCCAAACCCGCCAGGGGGCCAAGCCCCCTGGACCCTTAATATTCAAGGTCCAGGGGCTTGGCCCCTGGCGGGGTCTGGGGCAGAGCCCCAGCCTTCAGGCCACCAACGCTCCCGGCGCGTTCGGCAGCGTCTGGCGCGTCACCGCCACGCTCTGGCCGCCTTCCAGGTTCACGATGAACTTCTCGTTGATCGCCTGGTACTGCACCTGCACATCGGCCTGCACGTATCCGAGCCCCGTGCGCGACAGCGGGTTGTTGCCCGCATCGCAGATCACGCTGAACGGCAGCCCCCCGTCGCGCGAGCCCAGCAGCCCCTGCCCCAGCATGTTCTGCAGGAACGACAGCAGGGTCGCGCGGATGCGGCGGAACAGCTCGCGGTTGATCACCTGGCCGACATACTGGCCCATCCCCGCGTTGAGCGAGGCGGCGATGTAGTTGGTCATCCGCGTATAGTTGTCGCCGTTGGTCGCCGCATTGCTGCTGCTGTTGCGCCCGCCGCGCACACCCCAGAAGGCGCCGCCCGGCTGCGGATTGGCGATCACATCGATCCCCGCGGCAAACAGCGCCGACAGCTCCGCGGCCGAGAACGTGCTCCGCTGCCCGCTGCCCGGCGCGCCGGATTTCTGCGTGCTCACCACGCCATACAGCGGCTTGTTCAGGCTGGACTGCTCCGGCGACAGGTTCGCCAGCCGCCCGGCGGCAAAACCCTGCGGGCTGACCAGCCGCAGCGCGCCATTGGCCTGGTCGTTCCACCAGACCCAGTCGCCGAACATCAGCTTGCAGGCATAGGTGTCCAGCCCGGCGGCCGCCTTGTTGGCCACGGCCGTGCTGATCGCCTCGCCGGCCGCCCCGGTCAGGATCATGTAGATCCCCTCGGACAGCCCGAACGCCGCCTGCGCCGACCATTGCGCCGAGGCATCGGCATCCGCCAGCACCCCGATCGAGCAGCCCTGCCCGCGCAGCGCATACATGCCCCGGCGCGGCACGCTGTCCACGCCCACCAGCTGGGTCGCCGACACGCCCGCCCCGTCGGTGCCGACCAAGCCGGTGCCGAAATCCCAGGAGAAGGACAGGGGTGCGACCGCCGTGGCCCCGGCATTGGCGGAGATGATCCGGCTCGGCCCGCGCAGCGGCCCCTGGCCGTTGTTGATGGCATCCGGAAGCCCGGTCCAGAACGCCCCCCCGCTGCCCACCAGGTTGTCGAACACCTCCGGCACCAGGCCGGGCAGGGTCACGGTGAACTTCCAGCTGCCGGCCTTGCTGCCCGGCGCCATCGCAACCACGATCGCGTTGCCCCGGCTGCCGGTGTGGCGCGCGGTGCAGACGAAGCCCGTCGTCGGGATCTGGAAGGCCGCGGCCACATCGGTGCCGTCGGTCACGCGCACGCAGCGGAAATCGGATGCCCCCTGCTGCACGGCGGTGGCCACCGCCGTTCCCATGTCATGCTTGCGCACGACCACCGGGCCGAAGGCCGCGGCATAATCGGCCATCGAGCCGACGATGACCGGCTCGCCCACCGGCCCCCAGCTCGCGGTGCCGACCGCGCCGATCACGTTGGTCGGCACGCCGTTGATCGAAAGGTTCTGCGGCGGCACGATCTGCACATACAGATCGGGCACGATCAGCGCCGTGGTGTTGATGCTGCCCTGTTGCACAACCGGCATCGCTCAGCCCTCCCCTGCCAGGATTTTCACGCAGTATTCCGCGCACGAAATATTCATGCCCATCTCCAGAAAGATCGAGTTCAGCTCACATGGCCGCGCGCGTCCCCGCCCGGGGGAAAGACACGCATCTGCCCGAAGATCATCGCCGGCTGCACCTGGTGCAGCGTGGTGGCGTAGTCGACGGCATAGAACAGGTCGCGCCGGAACAGCCGCGGCGCATCCGCCGCCGCCGTGCCGCGATACAGCAGCCGCGCCCGCGTGGTGTCCGCCAGGTCGAGGAAGTCGATCGCCGAAAGTGCCGCATCCACCGCACCCGCCAGCGCGTCGCGCCGCTGCGGCGTGGCGCACCAGGCGGTCAGCCGGAACAGCTGGCGCTGCCGCCGTGTCTGGCGCCGCATCGCCTGGTCGGCCACCACGCGCCCCACCATCGGCCCCTGCCCGGCCACCGTCAGGCTGGCGCCCTCCACCGTGACCACCCGGCGCACCCGCAGATAGGTGGCCAGCACGGCGGCCACCATCTCCGGCGTGTCGCCCGGCGCGGTGCGGTGCACCACGGCCATGCCGTCCACCATCAGCCCCGCCACCTGGCCGGGATGGGCGCTGCCGGCCACCGTGGCGGTGCGCCCGCTGACCTCAACGGACAGCCCCGGCGCCACCTGGTCCACCTTCTCCCACCCATCGGGGTGATGCGCCACCGCCGGCTGCATCCGGGCCTCCGGCATCACCGTCAGATGGGCAAAGCCCGCGGCCAGATCCGCCTCCAGCGCCGGCGCCCGCGGCCGGCCGCGATACAGGCGCACGGGATGGCCCAGCACGCTGGGTGCCGCGGCACCCTCGGGATAGACCACCGCGGCGGCTGCGCGCAGCAGGGCTTCCTCGACATCGGACAGGTCGGCCATGACAAAATCCCAAGAAAGGACGCTCCCCGCCGAAACCAGCGGAAAGCAGAAGAAGTCACTCGCGCGTGGCCAGCGCCAGGCGCCAGCCGAACGGCGACAATTCCACGCGCGCAACCGTCGAGCGCTGGCCCAGATCGTCCACCGCCTCGTCGCCCGCCCGCGGCACCGCGCCGATCGTGGCCGGCAGCAGCAGCGCGCCATCCACCACCCCGGCCGGCCAGGCTTCCAGCACCGCCTGGCGCGCCCCGCCCCCGCCATAGGGGGCGATCCCCGGCGCCTCGGGCACCGCGGCGCGGAACAGGTCGATCACCCGGGTCGCGCGCACGCACAGCACCGGCATCAGCGGCGCCTGCTCGGCGATGAACCAGACCGCCCCGTCGCCGCGGCGCACATAGTCGCCCACACGGGTGTAGGCGGCGTCGAACGCCCCGTGCCAGAACACCCGCCCCGCCGCCGGCACCCGCGCGAACCCCGCATCCGGGGCGGCGAAGACCGCCGGCATCCGCAAGACCAGCCGGGCCCCGGCCATCGGGCGCACCGGCCCGTCCGGGCGGAACACCTCGCACCAGGCCCCGGCCACAACGCCGGCGCGCCCCATCCCGCGATGCACCGCATCCTCGATCACCCGCGCCCGCATGCCGATCCTCCCGCACCCTTGACCTCGGTCAAGGCAATCTCCAGCTTCCATCGGCACATTCGTCTCAGACCGCCCCAGGGGAACCGCCCGCATGTACCGCCATATCCTGCTGCCCACCGACGGCTCGCCCGCCTCGGCCCGCGCCGTCGAATCCGGCATCGCGCTGGCCAAGACCTGCGGCGCGCGCGCCACGGCCA